CAAGGCTCTGCCACCTGTAGGTATTTGTAGATCGCCAGCTGTATTAGTAGGGCTTGATGTCCAAGTGTTACGATCTTCCCTGTCGGACCACGCTACTTTTCTTGGATCACCACCTGATCCTATAGCTACTAAATGCCTTTCGTTGGTAACTAAAATAGCTTGACAGCCAGTAGGTGCGCCTGTCACGACTGTTCCTATAGTATCTGCTGTACCACCTGTGTTTGGTCTCCATTTATAAATTTTACCATCACCAGAAAAACAAAATATTAAATCTTCACCCCAGTTATCAAAAGAAAAATGGCCAGATGCAAGTGGTAATCCTGATTGTGAACGGGCGTCACCATAATCTTCAACGCCCCATTGATACGCACCATAACCAAGCGGATCATTAGCTGCATCATTTACAAAGCCTGATGGCGTAATGTCTGTGACAGTATCTTTATATAAGACATACACTTTTTGTCTTGTGCCAATACCTAAAACAGCTTCACCATCATTAGCTGCATAGGCATACATACCAATAGGTTCGCCGTCTAAAGCTGTTGCTATGAGTTTTGACCAACCGCCAATAGGTTTTAGAAAACCATTTTCAAAGCGTATTAGATCCCCGTCAACCCAACGGCCTTTGTTAGCATAATCAGTACCATTTTTAACTATGCCAGCTGGAGGGGTTACAGGCAAAAGGGCCATTTTAACTATTTGATGTTATATATGCTTTGCCAGTTGTAACAGCTGTATTGCAAGTATCTTTTTTGCTATTAGTAGAATCAACAATATTTGGTGTGTCATCATCACTATCTACTGGTTTATAAAGCAAGATAGTTTCTAAATGATCTACATTTCTTTGCACTACTTCATTTATTTCAGTTTGTGTCCAAGTTCCTGCTACGGCATTTCCATCTACATCTGTTGTACCGCCTGCGTATATTGATTTATTACCATGAGTGTTAATGTCGTCAATAACTGTAACGCTATCAAGTCCTGCTGTTAAACATTGATTTACTGTTTGTGCCATATTTATTCTCCTTTTTGTTTTATCCTTCTAGGGTTGTTATTCTAGTTGTTAATGCTTCTATTTTAGCATCTGCTTCTTGCAAAGCCTTTACTAAAATTGGTATTAATGCTGTTTCTGCAAGTTCTTGTTGACCTGATTCTCTCTCAGACCACATTTTAAAACCATCTTTTATTTCAGAATGATTATCTATAACTGTTTTTACTTCTTGTGCTATAAAGCCATGTTCTGTAGTTGAAAATTTGTATGCTTCTGTTGAATCTTTTTCATAACCTTTAAATGTTTCAGGTATATCGCCTTTATTTTTATATTTAAAAGTTCTTGGTTTTAAATCATTAATAAAAGATAAACCTGCTGTAGAGTCTGTAATATCTTTTTTGACTCTTTCATCAGAAACAGTTGCCCATGCTGTACTACCATGATTTGTTCTAATATCGCTACTACCACTTCCAAGAGTTGTTGAACTAGAAGTACCAGTAACATCATATCCAATAACAATAGCGTGAGAAGTATCTGCGGCATCTGCATCAGAGTAAGTACCTAAAATTGTATTTCCAACACCTGTTGTGAGTGAAGTATTATGATGTCCAGCTTGATAACCAATACAAATATTTTCAACACCTGTAGTCAAAGCACCACCTGAGTGCATACCTAAAGAAGTATTATAATTTCCTGTTGTTACAGCATCCATAGCAGCAGAACCGACTGCTGTATTGCTAGTACCTGTAGTATTAGCATTTAAAGTATTATGCCCAAAAGCAGTATTGTTACTAGCGGTAGTGTTACTGGCTAAAGCACCAACACCTAAAGCATTATTAAAACTTCCAGTTGTGTTAGCACCTAAAGAACTTAAACCTAAAGCAGTATTTTGTTCGCCAGTTGTATTAGCATCTAGTGTTGCTCTGCCTATAGCTATATTGAAACTTCCTGTTGTATTTGCTGCTAAAGCACCACTACCAACTGCTACTCCGCCTGTGCCTGTAGTGTTTGCTAATAATGCATTAAAACCTATTGCTGTATTGTTTGAAGCAGTTGTTTGAACAGCTAAAGCTGCACAACCTAATGCTGTGTTATTAGCACCTGTTGTATTTGCTTCCATAGCTTCTCTACCTACTG